AGCAAAAGCAGGTACTGATTCGAAATGGAAGATTTTGTGCGACAATGCTTCAATCCGATGATTGTCGAACTTGCGGAAAAGGCAATGAAAGAGTATGGAGAAGATCTGAAAATCGAAACAAACAAATTTGCAGCAATATGCACTCACTTGGAAGTATGCTTCATGTATTCAGATTTTCATTTCATCAATGAGCAAGGCGAGTCAATAATGGTAGAGCTTGATGATCCAAATGCACTTTTGAAGCACAGATTTGAAATAATAGAGGGAAGAGATCGCACAATGGCCTGGACAGTAGTAAACAGTATTTGCAACACCACAGGAGCTGAGAAACCGAAGTTTCTGCCAGATTTGTATGATTACAAGGAGAATAGATTCATCGAGATTGGAGTGACAAGGAGAGAAGTCCACATATACTATCTTGAAAAGGCCAATAAAATTAAATCTGAGAATACACACATCCACATTTTCTCATTCACTGGGGAAGAAATGGCCACAAAGGCCGACTACACTCTCGATGAGGAAAGCAGGGCTAGGATCAAAACCAGACTATTCACCATAAGACAAGAAATGGCCAACAGAGGCCTCTGGGATTCCTTTCGTCAGTCCGAAAGAGGCGAAGAAACAATTGAAGAAAGATTTGAAATCACAGGGACAATGCGCAGGCTTGCCGACCAAAGTCTCCCGCCGAACTTCTCCTGCCTTGAGAATTTTAGAGCCTATGTGGATGGATTCGAACCGAACGGCTACATTGAGGGCAAGCTTTCTCAAATGTCCAAAGAAGTAAATGCAAAAATTGAACCTTTTCTGAAAACAACACCAAGACCAATTAGACTTCCGGATGGGCCTCCTTGTTTTCAGCGGTCCAAATTCCTGCTGATGGATGCTTTAAAATTAAGCATTGAGGACCCAAGTCACGAAGGGGAGGGAATACCACTATATGATGCGATCAAGTGCATGAGAACATTCTTTGGATGGAAAGAACCCTATATTGTTAAACCACACGAAAAGGGAATAAATCCAAATTATCTGCTGTCATGGAAGCAAGTACTGGCGGAACTGCAGGACATTGAGAATGAGGAGAAGATTCCAAGAACTAAAAACATGAAGAAAACGAGTCAGCTAAAGTGGGCACTTGGTGAGAACATGGCACCAGAGAAGGTAGACTTTGACAACTGTAGAGACATAAGCGATTTGAAGCAATATGATAGTGACGAACCTGAATTAAGGTCACTTTCAAGCTGGATCCAGAATGAGTTCAACAAGGCATGCGAGCTGACCGATTCAATCTGGATAGAGCTCGATGAGATTGGAGAAGACGTGGCTCCAATTGAACACATTGCAAGCATGAGAAGGAATTACTTCACAGCAGAGGTGTCCCATTGCAGAGCCACAGAATATATAATGAAGGGGGTATACATTAATACTGCCTTGCTTAATGCATCCTGTGCAGCAATGGACGATTTCCAACTAATTCCCATGATAAGCAAGTGTAGAACTAAAGAGGGAAGGCGAAAGACCAATTTATATGGTTTCATCATAAAAGGAAGATCTCACTTAAGGAATGACACCGACGTGGTAAACTTTGTGAGCATGGAGTTTTCTCTCACTGACCCGAGACTTGAGCCACACAAATGGGAGAAGTACTGTGTCCTTGAGATAGGAGATATGCTACTAAGAAGTGCCATAGGCCAGATGTCAAGGCCTATGTTCTTGTATGTGAGGACAAATGGAACATCAAAGATTAAAATGAAATGGGGAATGGAGATGAGGCCTTGCCTCCTTCAGTCACTACAACAAATCGAGAGTATGGTTGAAGCCGAGTCCTCTGTCAAAGAGAAAGACATGACCAAAGAGTTTTTTGAGAATAAATCAGAAACATGGCCCATTGGGGAGTCCCCCAAAGGAGTGGAAGAAGGTTCCATTGGGAAGGTCTGCAGGACTTTATTAGCCAAGTCGGTATTCAATAGCCTGTATGCATCCCCACAATTAGAAGGATTTTCAGCTGAATCAAGAAAACTGCTTCTTGTCGTTCAGGCTCTTAGGGACAATCTTGAACCTGGAACCTTTGATCTTGGGGGGCTATATGAAGCAATTGAGGAGTGCCTGATTAATGATCCCTGGGTTTTGCTTAATGCGTCTTGGTTCAACTCCTTCCTAACACATGCATTAAGATAGTTGTGGCAATGCTACTATTTGCTATCCATACTGTCCAAAAAAGTACCTTGTTTCTACT